TCTACACTAAACGCAGTTACACCAGATTTGACAGAGGCAATTAACACCCGCCGCATAATGTCACAACCTTTGTATAAGGCTGCGGATAACGCAGTTGTACCAATTGACACCGATCTCGTAGATGTAATTTCGCGTATGCCATCGGGTACGCTTAGTTCAGCCGCAAAGCTGGCTAAGATGGAAGGCCGCCCTTTTATCATGGGCAAAACATCCGCGCCAAGAATGGAGCCAACTGGCGTGCTTGATGCATCGGGCAACCCACTTATGCGGGAAATTCCTGGCGAAGTTGCTGAAATTACTGGCGAGTCGTTGCACTACATTAAGCGATCTTTGGCTGACATTGCATACGGCCCAACTGCCACTACAGGTATTGGACGCGATACGCAAATGGCCGCACGGGGGTTGTTAAACGATTTTGTCAATGTGTTTGAAACAAAGGTTCCTGCGTATGGTCAAGCACGGCGCACGTTTTCAGATTTGTCCGCGCCCGTCAACCAAGCGCAAGTGTTGCGTGAAATGGTGTCGGTGCTAGAAAAACCAGGTGGCGGCGAACGCATCCAGCCTTTTCTGAATGTTCTAGGTCGCGGTGAAGAAGCCATGCTTAAACGTGCTGGCGGTCGAGGCGGAGCGCGGTTTGAGTCACTGAGCGAAGTTCTTACCCCAGATCAAATTGCAAAAGTGCGCGAAGTAGCCAAACAACTAGAAACCGAATCAGCAATTGGTACTCAAATTACCGCTGGTCAACAACGGGCTTCAGATTTAATTAAAGAAGAACTTGTTAACCACCGCATTCCAAACCCATTAAACAGTTTGATTTCGGTTGCAAATAGAGTATTGGAACAGATTGGCGCAAAAGTTGGCAAACAGACCGTTGCAAAATTGGCTGAGTCGTCCCTTTCTGCAAAAACCTTTGACGAGTTGTTGGCAACACTGCCAGCTAAAGAACGAAGCAACTTGCTTAAAGCAATGAGCGACCCATCCACATGGGGCACAAAAGGCGCTACCATTACTCGCGCAGCAGCAATGCCTGCTGCGCCCACAAACGCCCTTGCCCCAACGCAACAGAACCAAAACGCCATGACGCAGTAGGAACACATATGTACTACCTCAATGCTTTCAACGAGATGCTGCGTAAACGTCAGCGGCAGAACATGATGGGTGGCGAGGGCTATCAAGGTGTTGGTAACGCTCCGCCATCTGGCCCAATGGGGCTAGGCCCAGCGCAAGATAGGTCTAGCTTTCGGGATTTCTATAACAATATGTCGCCAGGGGCGCGTTTTGGTCTTAGCATGATTCCCGGTGTTGGTAAGGCGCTTAATATTGGAAATTTAGCCAGCTACGCCATGTCTCAGTATGACAAGTCTCAGCTTGCGCCTGCGAATGCGGCGATGGATGTGGCTAGGCAGGGGTTTCAGGCTAGTGAGAAAGGCTTGTACGATGCGCCAACCGTTGATAATTACGTTGACGACAGCGGCGACAGGCTAGGCTTTAGTGGGCCTACCGTTGGTGGCCCAATGGAGCAACCAAGTATTACTGGGACGGGTTTGGCCCCTATGGCTTATGAAGCTATGAGTTCACCAGTGTCGCAGCCATCTGTTACCGGAACGGCTTTGGACACTTTTGGCGGCGGATTTGGTGGCAGTCCTGCTGGCTTTGGTGGCGGTTTTGGTGGCGGCGTTGGCACTGGTGAATTTGGCGGCAGTCCTGAATCTGCTTCTGATCTGGGTTACAACCAAGGCGGCATGGTCACACCCGACCGCCTAATGGGCCGCGCTCCTGCTCCAGACGATGGCTACGGGGCGCTACAAGGCGGTGAGTACGTCATCACCAAGGCGGCGGTGGAAAGGTACGGCAAGGCGATGATGGACGCTATCAACAACGGGACATTCAGATGACTGACGATGATTTCAAACGCCTGGAAAGCAAGGTTGACAAGCTAACGGATGCTGTTGGCAAGTTGATTTTGTTTGAGGAACGCCAAGCCACCCAAGGCGAACGCATTGGTAACGTGGAAGTCAAGATTGGCATCCATGAATCTGCATTGCAGCGCGTTGACCGCAAGATAGACCAGTGGGTAAATCGTGGTGTTGGCGTCTGGGCAGCAGCAGCTATTGTCTATTCACTTGTCCAGTTCTGGAAGAAATGATTGACCTTACAAAAGCCATAGGAGCCGTTGCAGCAAGCATTGCAGCCATTGGTGGGGGCTACACCCTTGCCGACAAGTTTGGATGGTTTGACAGGGCCATTCTTGAGTGGCATCCAGAGCATTTCAAGATCGTAGCTGAAGCAGGAAAGCCTATCAACGTCACTGTTGCTCGGGTCAAAAAGCGTGATGATTGCTCTGTAGAAAGTTTCACCCCAAGTGTCCGTGACGCATCAGGCATGGTGCATGAAGCAACTACTACAGCAAGCAAATTTAGTGGTCCAGCAGGGCCAACAATTGATACGTTCACCTACCAATTGACGATGGTGAAAAAAGAGAAGATTGCACCGGGTGCAGCAACTCTGTTGGCAACGATCAAATACAAATGCCCAGAAGGGGAACGTGTTGTTCAATACCCCCGCCATGCCAATCTTAGTTTTGATCTGAAAGGCTAATCATGCTGACCCTACTATCAACCCTGATCAGCTTCCTGGCTGGTGGTTTACCAAAGCTACTCGGTTTCTTTCAGGACCGTGCTGACAAGAAGCATGAGATGGCAATGGCTCAACTCCAGATCGAGCGTGAACTAGAACTCCGCAAAGCAGGCTTTGAAGCACAGCAAAGGGTAGAAGAGATCAGAATAGAAGGCCAGATGATAGAAGCAGAGGCATCGGAACGCACTGCTATCTATGCTCACGACATTGCCATAGGTCAGGGTGCATCACAGTGGATGGTCAACCTACGGTCAGGTGTACGTCCATTGCTGACATACGGGTTCTTCCTGCTGTTTGCTTTTGTTGAGATCGGTGGGTTTGTCTATGCCTGGAATCATGGGATCTCTTTTGATGTGCTGATTGAGAAACTGTGGGATACCGATACTCAATTGATCTTTGCTTCGATCATTAGCTTTCACTTTGGTGGCAGGGCATTTAAAGGTGGAAAAGATTGAAAGTCTCTCAACGGTGCAAGGACATGATCAAGCACCATGAAGGTGTTAGATACAAGCCATACCGTTGCCCTGCTCGACTCTGGACCATAGGAGTAGGCCATGTTCTCTATCCCGTTCAAGGTCGTTTACCCTTGGATCAAAGAGACTCTTTTCCATTGGAGCCAAAACACAATCGGACGTTTTCCAAAGAGGAAGTAGATGGAATCCTTAGTGCTGATCTCATCCGATTTGAAGCTGGCATCGCCAAACTTTTTCCTATGGTACTTACCCAAGGTCAAAACGATGCTCTTGTCAGTTTTGGCTTTAACCTTGGTCTGGGAGGCGTACAGCGTAGCACCCTCCGTCAGAAGGTTCTGCGGGGTGAGATTGAAGCGGCGGCAGATGAGTTCCTAAAGTTCACCAGGGGCGGTGGTAAGGTTCTGCCAGGATTAGTCAAACGCCGTCAAGACGAACGTGCGTTGTTTTTGTCCTAAGTAAGTTCATGGCATCCCGCAAGTCTTGCCGTAGCTGCTCCAACGCCTCCTGTTGCGCTTGAAGTCTTAGGTAAGCGTCCAGGGCAAACCTGTCCAGTGTCTGACGCTCCCAGGCTGCAAAGTTAGGCAGATCGTTCAATTTGATTCCTAATCCATGTTGGCCCACCGAGTTGTAGCAGCTTGACGCGCTGGTTTTTGGTCAGCCTCAGTGAGTAGACCACCATCAAGTCGGCTTCAGCTTTCTCTTTTCGCCACTTGATCTCACGTTCGATGCGCCTAAATTCATCGTCTTCAGTAACCATTTTTTTCTTTCAACTTGGCTTCCACAGTACGGGCAAAACCCGGTGTTATTCCTCCAGACTGATACCAACAACTGTCAATCTCATCATCCGTCAGCCCTACCCACTGGCGCTTTGCTGCGGGTGGGGTGGTGTAGAGCGCATACGCAACGCAAGTACCCCCGATGCGTTTTGCCTCTGCTTTTGCGTCAATCTCCGCAAACTCATCACGCCACATTTTTGAACAGCCTTGCACCGCCCACGCCACAGGCCCCTGCTCTGGCTGTGCTACTGGCAGTGCCTTCGTACCCACGCAGTCTTTGTAATGACACGCATCTCCGTCTTGGCAAGGGCATCGCGGGTCTTTTCCTATGCATGGCTCCTGCTCTGGCTGCTCCAGTGCTTTGCGAAGGGCGGTGATGGCTTGTTCGTGCATGGCATAGCAATCTATTGGCTCAAACTCACGCGCATACACTTTCCCCTTTTTAGGCTCAACCGCAGAACACAAAGCCTCCAGCGCCTGCTGCATTACTTCTCTGTCGCTCATGTCTTCTCTCCTATGTTGTGGGCGGCTTCGATGGCTCGGGCAAAAGCAAACGCAATCCGTTCGTCTTGTGGGCGTAGTGTTTGGTTTGCAGCGGTGATGTACGCTGTGTAAATCTCCCCATCAGTCAGCGGCTCCTGCTTTGGCTGCTCCAGCGCGGCTTTCAGGGTGGTGATGGCGTCTTGCGTTGCTTTTTGAACGCGAAAGCTGTCCACAGTAACTGCCGATATTTCCAACGCCTCCAGCGCCTGCTGCATTACTTCTCTGTCGCTCATGTCTTCTCTCCTATGTTGTGGGCGGCTTCGATGGCTCGGGCAAACTCCATCAGAGGGCCGTCGTATTCGGACGGTATCTGGCTTGGCATCATGTTCCCGATTGTGGTTGCGGTCAACGGTTTGCGCTGTGCTGCTTTCTTGCCATCTGAGAAACCTCGCTGGTACACAATCAACAGCGTGTCAGCATAGACCTGAGTGTCATCGTCGTCGTCGTCGTTTAACCTCTCCCGTTCTGTTTGGCGCTGCTTTGCGATAAACGCTTGCATCTCATCCCGCACCTTGGCCTGCGCTGCTTGGCGCTTTGATTCAAATCCTGTCATCACATCCCCTCATCGGCCAGTGCTTCGGCCAAGATTAAAAGAAATAGGCTGCGCGTCAGTCGGTCTTTGTTTTGCTGCCATTCATGCAACATGTTGTGTGCGTAGTTTGCAAAGATTGCACATCTAATAGCTAAATCATGCATGTGCTCTGAGTCTATGTAAACCCATTGGAAGTCGCCATCACAATCCCGCAGCGCCGTGCTGATCGGGCCATAGGCAAGATGCTCGTCATCGGGGTGGATGCGAAAGTCGTATCTTGTGTAATCAGCGGTAGGAATATACGCAGCAGCTATCCAGCTGTTTTGATAATCAGTTTGTATCCTCGCCCCTCTCGCGGCAGCAAAAAGTAGTCGGCTCATGTGTTTCCCCTTGCTCTGATGTTCTCTGCTGCTGATTCCAGAGCAGCGGCCCTGATGTCGTTGCAACGTGCCGCCATGCGGTCACACAGCTTCGCGCAAGCCTCTCGCTCGGCAGCGGCAACAAGGTTGGCAAAGGCTTCAAGGTAATAGATAAACTTCTCCCTGTCTTTACCCATGCCGTAATACGACAGCCCGGATGCGTCTGCCATGAGAATGATCTCATCTTCATTCATGTGTTTCCCCTTGCTCTTATGGCCTTTGCCGCTATCTTTGGATTAAGTCCACATATGATGCAACCGCCCTGATCGTTTTGGGCAAACGAAATTAGTTCAGGTGATGCTTCAAACATTTGCGCTATTGCCTCCCGCTCGGCAGCGGCAACAAGGTTGGCAAAACGGTGTCGTGTAAAGTCTTCGCCATTTTTGATAGCGTCTGTCATAGCTTGATTCCACAGCTTGTCAATGTCATCTTTGGTCATGACAGATACCCAATAAAGAAGGCGAATGCCGCTGTTGAGATGGCGGTGATGAGTACCACAATGCCAGCCTCCAGCCACGGGTTCATGTATTGTTCGTCATCGTCTTTCATTTGGCTTCTCCTTTAGCTATTGCTGCACGGGCTTGTTCCCAAATGCTGCTCTTGATGTAATCCGGTGCGTCTGCTTCAACCAATGCTTTTAACGCCGCCAGCAGTTCCTGATTCACCTCATGCAAGCGGCGCAGTTCGGCGGCGGCTGGGTACAGTACAGTCGTATGCGCTACGTACCCTTGTTCAAGTTTTTCAGCCAGCCGCAAGACTTCTGGTTGTGTCATGCTTCCCTCGCTTTCAGCATTGCGTCTGCCATGATGTAGGCACACTTTGCGTAGTAGTGATCGGTACCATCCCTGCCGTCTGGCGTACCTCTCGGGCTTGCAATCAAACCCTGCATTGCCTTGGCAGCAAAGTAATCGCGCAGGGTCATGCCTGCGTCTTGGTAATGGCACTCTTTGGATGGGTGCAAGCCCGGAAACGCTGGGCCTCCTGTTGTATTCATAGCGGACTCTCCTCATGGTTTGCAGGGTTGAATGGCATCGGCGGTACAGGCCGGTTCGGTGGTAGCTGGGTGGGGAAGGGCCAGACGTTCATGCCCATCGTTTAGTCTCCCAGTTATACCGGCGGCTTAACACATAAGATGCCATATCGGCGTCGGTCATCGGAATGGTCACTGGCGCAACATAGGTTTCAATGCGCTCGGGAAATGGTTTGGTTCTGGCGTTCCACTCATCTGCTATCCGTTTGGCGTGTGGCTCAGTCGTCACAACAGCACCAGGTTTTTCCAGAAAATTCAAACAGTTGATGCCGTGCCGATTCATCACAGCCCACCAAACTGGCCCTATCTGTTCAGCCCGGTACGGCCCAATACCAAAATACTTTGATGGGATAGCAGTCATACTGCCTTCTCCGCATCTGCCAAGAACTTACGCAGGCGCTTAATCCTGGCGTCTTCATACGACACAACACTGGTGGCGTACTCCACCGCACTGTGGGCTTCCAAGCGGTGCAGTTCAGCCTCTGCAAGTTCAGTAGCTGCCATCTCGACTGGCGTAAGCCGCCTACTCATCCTCTTAAATTGTTGCATTAGGGTCATGGTCGTTTTCCTTCTTTTAGTATCTCCATCCGTTCCCGGCTGGCGCGTAAGGTGCAGTAGCGTTGGTGGATGCGCTCTAGCATGGACACTCTGCGGTGCTTCAATCGTTCCTCGTCCAGCAAAGCCAACAAGTCGGCCTCACTGTAGTTGGGCAATTCACTTTGAAATTTTCTCCAAGTCAGCAATTCTCTTCTCCAGTTCGGTGATATGGGCAGTCACCTTGTTGTAAGCCCGACTCGCACTGTTGTGCGTCCGGGTGCGGATTGCAAGTTCGGCCTGTGCGGCCCTCAACTTAGCTTTGAGTTGGGTTAGTCTGTTCATGTCAAGAAGTTTAGCACAGAACAATCATTTCTTCAACATCATTCCAGATGCTGTGCCGGGATCAATCACAATCCAGCCGTTCTCATGGACTTCAATCAGCTTGGCGTCTAGCAGATTAATGATGTACCGGGCGTTCTTGCCATCAATCAGATTCCGGCGTGAACCGGCTGCAAGCGCCCCGGCAAAGGTTGATATGCCATTGGCAACGGCGTAGTCGCGCAGCACTGACTTGGTGAGGTAAGGTGCGCCGCCTCGCTCCTCCGCGCCTGATGACCACCATGCTTTCTCAAAGTCGGCAAACCCTAGCGACTTATCTTTCTGCTTAGACTCAGGCATTTCGCCCTTCACCACCACCGCGCTGGTAACGGCCTCGCCATCTTCATCAAACCAGCCGGGTATTGCCACCGATTCCAGGTCAACATAGACCGGCGCGGCCATCTCGGCGTCTTTGCTCTTGCGTTGCACAATCTCAATAGACTTGTCACCCTTAGCGGGTATGACGCTAATCTCAATGTCCAAAGCGCCACGCCAAGCTGATGAGCCTCGCGCCCGGTGCTGGGCTTCCTCTGAAACGCCTGTATGGTGAACCAAAATGACGGTGCAGCCAAACTCTTGCATGAGTGCAGCGCAGGCGTCCAGCATGGTCTTGGCGTCTTGGGCGCTGTTCTCGTCACCGGCTAAAAACCTATGTAAAGTGTCAATGACAATGACCTGAAATTTTTGGGGCAAACTACGCAATTCCGTAACGGCTTTTAAGTAACCCTCTGCGGTGTTGAGATCGCAACCGGACTTGGTAATCCGAATAGAGTTGAAATTTTTTACGTCATGCTTGTGCTTCCAAGCGGCCAACCGACTTCTCAAGCCATGATGCCCCTCGCCAGCCATGTAAAACACATTCGCAGGTTTCACTTTGTGACCAAACCAACTTGGCTTTCCTGCCGCCATATGCAGCATCCAATCCAGCACCACAAACGTCTTACCGCCGCCACTAGGGCCATGCACCATTACAAGTGCTTTGTCCTGTATCCAGTGCTTTACTAACCATGAAATGGGCGCAGGTTGATTGCAAAAATCATTGCCATCTACTGACCAATTAGCTATTGCTTGCGGCTTCAACAGCAGAGCCAAGTCATGCCCCGCTTGGACGTAATCATTAGCGTCACCAAGGACGGGCGGTGTTGTCATGCGTACCCCAAACTTGGCGCTGGCCTGCTCGGCGTAGCGTTGCCCCACTCCACTAGCGTCATGGTCAGCCACGATGCAAATGTCCAGCGTCGAATGACCTTCCTTTAAGATGCCTGTGACCGGCACAAGGTTGGACGCGCTGTAAGCCACCGCGCAGGGCTGGCCTGTCACCTCCGCTATGGTGGCTGCGGTTGCAAAGC